GATTCCCACTACGCAAAAAAACGATGGGCAGATGGACACAGACCACCAACTGCAGGAAACCCAGAATATCGTCGCAAGACCCATTTGCGACATCGTTACGGGATTGAAATCACTGATTACGAACGCATGTTGCATGACCAGAAAGGCGTATGTGCAATTTGCCATCAAACGCCTAGAAAAAAAGGTAATAAAGCGTTTTGGGACGGAAAATTGCTCGTTGATCACTGTCACACGACAGGGAAAGTCAGAGGATTACTCTGCAACGAATGTAACCTCACAGTCGGATATGGAAGAACAGAAACAATTTTACAATCGGCAGCTAAGTACATTGCAGATCGTGGATGATGAAGTTCTTGAAGTAATCTCTGGTGGTGAAGAAGATGTATTTGATATTCAAGTTGAAGATACTGAAAACTTTATAGCCAACGGTTTGGTCAGCCATAATACACGTTGGAATGAAGACGATCTGATCGGTCGCCTTTGTGATCCTACGCACCCGGAGCGCAACAAACGCTTCAAGGGTATCTCTGAGGATTGGGAGTTTATGAACATCCCAGGCGTGATCCGTGAGCCACGGCTGGCGAAAGCACTCGGCCTGACGCTGTCCGTGCCGACCGACCATCGTGTGATCGAGCAATTCGGCACAAAGCCCTGCACCGCGCTGTGGCCTAAAGAAAAATCACTAGAATTCTTCGCGCAGTGGAAGCGCGGCGATCCACAATCATTTTCTGCGCTGGTTATGGGATCACCGACACCGGAAGATGGTATTTATTTCACGGACAACATGATCGTGGAATATCATACACCGTCCGCGATCCCCGCGAATATCAGAAAATACGGCGCCTCCGATCACGCGGTCAGTGAAAAGGAAAAACGCGATAAAACCGTTATGGGTTGCGTGGGTATCGATGAAGACGACAATATCTGGATTTTACCGGATCTCGTTTGGGAACAGATGCAGACTGATCGCACGGTCGAAGAATTGCTGGGAAAATTCAGGCAGCACAAACCGCATTGCTGGTGGCTGGAAAGCGAACTGATCTCGAAATCTTTTGGACCTTTTTTGCGGAAGCGCATGGTCGAGGAACGCATTTACACTCTGATCGACCCTGTCGTGCCATCCAAGGATAAAATGACCCGCGCACGGTCGATCCAGGGTCGTATGTCGATGCAGAAAGTCTTCTTTCCCAGCTTTGCACCATGGTTTCAGGATGCCAAAAACCAGCTTATGCGCTTTCCGGCTGGTGCGAATGACGACTTCGTTGACTGGTTGGCTTGGATCGGGTTAGGATTGACGAAGGAAATTGCCGCTTCCTCTTACCGACCACCTAAAAACAACATTCCCAAAACAGGAACCGCAGCATGGGTCATTCACAGCAGCGAACAACTTAAATTGCAACAGAAACAACCGAGGGGCTGGTAATGGATGCGCTCAATTTGAACGATATGATGGATACCGGCGCGGCGCAAGGAAGTGCCAGCGGCGTTCAGCGCGACCAGCCCGAAATCGACGCTGGCGAAAAAGCCTCCGTATCAAAGTGGCAGAAAAAAGCACTCGCATCAAAGAAATTCTTCGAGAAGGATTTCAAGCGGATGCGCGAAGACATGAAAATTGCCAAACAGGGCGGTTCTGATGAATGGGTGAACGCTGGCAACTACACTGTCCCGATTATCAACCGCTACATTAATCAATCCGTTTCCGGCCTGTACGCAAAAAACCCCACCGCAGTCGCCGAGAAAAGGAAGACCCTCGACTACACCCTGTGGGACGGAAAACCAGATACGGCACTCGCCGCGCTACAAGGTGTTATGCAAGGCGATCTGTCGCAGATGCCGCTCGTCATGGACATCGAACAAGGTCGTCAACGTCACGAGATGATGACGAAGATCAGCAAGACGGTGGAAATTCTTTTTGACTATTATGCGAACGAGCAGAAGCCGCGCTTGAAGCCGTTGATGAAATCGTTCGTGCGCCGCGCAAAAACATGCTGCGTTGGATACCTCATGTTGGGCTTCCAGCGTGAATATGGTGAACTGTCACCGGACGAGAGCGCGGAACTTGCTGATGCGCGAAACAAGCTGTCGGAATTACAGCGCAGGGTCGATGATTTCATGGATGATGTCCATGATAGCGAAACCTGCGAAGAAGAAATGTTTGAATTGCAAACACTGATCGCTGACATGGAAGATGTGCAGAATAAAATTCTGCGCGAAGGTCCGAAATTCATGTTTCCCCGTGCGACCGAGATCATTGTCGATCCGGCTTGCACGCAGTTGATGGGTTTCATCGGTGCAGGATGGATTGCGCGTGAATTTTATAAAACGCCAGAACAAATTCAGAAACTTTATAAAGTCGATCTTGGAAAATCTTTCACGCCTTACCGCGAACACGGTAAAGGCGAGATGGCTGAATATCATCGCAGCGCGGACAGCGAAGATAAAGGCAGTGACGAAAAAGCTGGAATGGTTTGCGTATGGGAGTTTTACAATAAAGATCTCGAACAAACATTCACGGTCTGCGATGGTTATCCCGGATATCTCGTGCGTCCGAAGCAACCTGACTATTACATGGAAGGTTTCTGGCCTGTTTTCGCGCTGACGTTCAACGATGTCGAACAGGAAGATGGTTTGTATCCGTTTTCTGATGTGCATCAACTGAAGCACGTCCAAGCTGAATATAATCGTTCTCGTGAATATCGCCGTCTGCACCGTGAAGCCAATAAACCGAAATACGCGGCTGTCAAAGGTCGTCTCACGGATGCAGATAAAGAAAAATTATCGAACGCACCGGCACACGCTGTCATCGAATTTGAGAGCATGGGTCAGGGCGAAAAAATCGGGGATCTGGTTCAGCGTTTTGAAAGCGTTCCGATTGATCCGGCACTGTATGAAACAAATTCCGAGATGGAAGACGTTCTCCGCACGGTCGGCGCACAAGAGGCTGACATTGGCGGCACATCTGGCGCGACTGCGACCGAAAGTTCGATCGCACAAGGAAGTCATGCGACATCGCTGGCCTCGAATGTCGATGATCTCGATGAATTCCTGACCGATGTGTTTGCCGCGCTGGGGCAACTGCTCATCATGGAATTGTCAGTCGAAACCGTGAAAGAAATTGCCGGTCAGGGCGCGGTGTGGCCTGAGATGGATCGTGAAACTGTCATGAAGCAACTGAATTTGAAAGTTCGTGCAGGATCGTCGGGTCGTCCGAATCAGGCTGCACAATTGGCGAATATGGAACGCGGTATGCCGTACCTGTTGCAGCTTCCTGGGGTCAATCCTTTCCCGCTGGCGCATCGTTACGCGGAACTGCTGGAACTCGACCTTGACGACATTATTGTCGAAGGAATGCCGTCAATTCAGGCGCTGAACGCGCAGATCGGCAAGATGGGTCAGGCGCAACCTGGTGCGGGTGGACCGGATGATCCCGCCGCCCAAGGAAATCAAGGTGCTACGAACCAAACCTCGACACAGACCAACGAGCCAGGGGCGCAGCCATCTTTCCAGCAGCCCGTTGATAACTTCCAATAGATGCCGCTTGACAGTCATGTCGGGGTTTGAGATATTAGTCATTGTAGGTGTTGTGAAATTCCTACATCAACAGATTTAGAAAGGCATGTTATGGTTTCGCCAGCCAAGGACCAGCAAATAGAAGATTCGTCCGTTTCTGAAGCACTGGACAATGATACTTCCTCCGAGGGTACGTCCACCTCAAAAACACCGGGAACTGAAACCTCGACGTTCGATGTCATCATGGATGCCATTAAACCGAAAGAAGATGGTGAAGGTGAAGACGATGTTGAATCAGAAGGCAAGGATGACCCTGCCAAAGCTGAGGCTGACAAGTCGAAAGACGGTAAGGCCAAAGACGAGGAAGGCGAATCTGACGAACCTAGCGCGGACGAGTTAAAGGCATGGAAGCCTAAAACCCGCGAACGCTTTGAAAAACTTCAAGCCAAGTATCGTGACGCTTCCGAGCGTCTTGAGAAGGCTGAAACTGAAGCTGGTCAATACAGGCAGTTTGTTGATTTCCTGGACACCAACGGTGTCACCGAGGATGAAGCAAATGAACTGTTCAATATTGGCGCACTGATGAAGAACGATCCTTTCAAGGCATTGGAACTCATCACGCCCCATTATCACGGTTTGCTTGAGGTGACGGGGAATATCATTCCTCCCGATCTTCAGCAGCAGGTGAAGGCAGGTTATATGACCCAGGCAGCAGCCTTGGAAGTATCTCGTGCCAGAGCGAAGGGTCAAGTGATTCCCGCTGTTCACCAACAGACGCAGCAACGGCAGGAAGTTCGTCAACAAGGGCAAAACAATGCTTCCATGCAAAGCGCAATCGCTTCGTGGGAGCAAAAATGGTCTAAGTCTGATCCTGATTACAATGTCAAAAAAGATCGCGTTCTCGACCGTCTCGAATTGACATTGGCGAGGGCTGCACGGACCAAAACATTACCCAGGACTGTCGAACAGGCGGTCGCGTTGGCGGAAAAAGTTCGCAAAGAAGTCGAAACTGAATTCCGCCAAAACAGACCGCGCAAGCCTGTTTCGACCGTTGATGGTGGTAATGCCAACTCCGCGCATCTCCCAGAACCGAAGGATACGAAAGACGTGATTCGCAGAACGCTCAACCAGTAAAACTTGGCAGAGCAAACATAGGAGCAAATCATGCCTTTTACCGTACAAGAGTTGGAGAACCTGGCTAACGCCACTCTCGACTTCCACATGGATAAGGGAAAAGTCTATTCCCAGTCTATCCAGGACAAACCTCTTTTGCAGACGTTCGACAAAAAAGCGAAAACCTTCCCTGCGGGTAAGGAATTCCTGACTGTCCGCGTCAAGGGAGAGTACACCACGACCATCCAAGGCTATTCGCACGACGACAGTGTGGGTTATCAAAACCCTGCAAACATCAAAACAGCGACCTTCCCGTACAAGCGTATCCACGCTGGTATCGAAGTCACGTTCGATGAGTTGCAGCGTAACGGTATCTCGATCACCGAGACGACGACAGGCCGCAACGAATCACGTCACTCAGACCGTGAAATGACGGCTCTCGCCGATCTTTTCGACGACAAACTGGAAGACATGATGGAAGGTCGCGCTCGTGGTATGAATACCATGTTCTGGCGCAATGGTGCGACAGACAGTGAACTCGTACCCGGTATCAAGTCGTTCATTCTGGCAAATCCGACATCGGCAACGATTGTCGGCGGCATTGATCAATCCACGAATACCTGGTGGCGCAACCGCGCTGTTCTCGGTATTTCGGCTGCGACACCTGCCAACGGAACCATCGCGCAAGTTCTGCAAGGTGAATTCCGTCAGTTGAAGCGTTACGGCACTCCGAAGCATCAGCTTTTCGCTGGTTCGGACTTCCTTGACGCGCTGGAACGCGAACTTCGCGCAAAAGGCACTTACACCGACAACGGCTGGGCTGGTAAAGGTTCGATCGATCTGTCGGTTGCTGACACCGAGTTCAAAGGGAACGTGATCAACTACGATCCTACCCTGGACGACGAAGGTGAAAGCAAGTTCCTCTATGCACTGGATATGAATGTTATCTATCCGATGTATATGGACAGTGAGCGCAACAAACGCCACAGCCCTGCACGTCCGCATGACAAATATGTCATGTATCGTGCGATCACTGACGTTGTTGGACTGGTGTGCAGACAGCGCAACACGTCCGGCGTTTACTCAATCGCTTAACCGAAAGAAAGGAACAGCATCATGTCTTTTAAAATTGTTCAAACCTCTGCTGGTTCTGCGGTTGCTACCAACGGCACGTTCACTTTACCGTATCCGACTGGTACAAACGCCGGATCGTTCGCAGCGTTCGGTCACAAGATCTGGGTCGATAAATTTCAGCGTTTGCTGGTATCACCGACCGATTTCACAGTGGCCTTTACCTCTGTGATCACCGTCACCTACAAAGGTGCAACGACCATCCCTGCGGGTGCGCGTCTCGATGCTCAACTTAATCAGTTGGGTGAAGATGACGGCTCCCCGGAGTTGTCTGCGAAAGTTGAAGGTGTTTCCGAACTCGGCCTGATGAAAATCAGCCTCGGCGCACCTGCTGTCGCTGACGCGGATGGTGTATCGGTGTCTCAGGATGTCACAGTGGGTACAACCCCGCTGGCAACCATCACGGGCGCACTGGCATCTGGCGGCGTGGCTACCTTCGACGTTCCTCGGAACGTGGTTGCGGCCTGGACCGGCACTGCTGTCCTGACTGTAAAGGGTACTGACGTGAAAGGTAACGCTGTTACCGAATCGTCTGCATCCGGTACGTCCATGGCTGGCAAAAAAGCCTTCAAAACGGTCACCTCTGTTTCGTTCTCAGCGAACGTCACGAGCGCGACCGTTGGGACGGGTGATGTGTTCGGTCTTCCGATCTTCCTGCCTGGTACGGCGTATATCCTGAAAGAAATTCAGGACGGTGCGACTGCTACGGCTGGAACAGCAGTTGCAGGGGTTTCGACCGTTGCAACTGCCACGACCGGTGACATTCGCGGTACTTATGATCCGAACGCTGCGGCTGATGGTTCACGAGTGTTTGAACTGATCATAGCAGCGACCGACCCCGACTATGCCGGTGTTGCTCAATACGCTGCTTAAATAATCTGGAAGGGTAGCGTTCGCCGCGCTACCCTTCTTTTAACCCTAACTGCGAAAGGCAAAGTAAAATGCAGTATTATTCCGTGAAACTTCGACTGTCCGGCAGTCCTATGAATGAGGTGCGTGATGTATTTTCCGCACCTGAAATTTTGATCCTCCAATATATCCACGGCGTTGACGCGGCCACTGACATCAAAAAAGTCAGGGAAGAAAAAATCAACATGCGTGAACATAAGGATTTTCTAAAATCACGTTATGACCAGGCTCTTGTCAAACGTGATCAGTCTATTGACAAGATTTTTGGTGCGCTGGGTCAGCTTCCAACGCGGCTTCCTGATCATATCCTTGAAGCGAACGACATTGTTGACGAAGACGATGTTCTCGCGGTGGCGAAGGCCGCAACAAGAGCGGAGAAATCTTCTTACCTCCCACAAACCCCAGCCGAGCAGCAGCGCGTCGATACCATCGTCCCTGCGAACGAAGTTGATATGAACGATATTATGGAGTAATTAAATGCGCGGCAAACAGCTACAGGAAGTTGTCGCCCAACTTAGAGCCGAAACCGGAAGGAATCAGGCCGTAGCTGTTGGCACAAGCGAACTCGATAATCTGAAGGAACAGCTTCGTCGGATGCAGGAACTGCTTTACGATGACTATGACTGGCCTTTCCTGAACATCGAGCGCACCATTAATCTCCAAGCCGGTCAGCGATATTACGACTTTCCTCTCGACTTGAATTATGATCGTTTAAACGCGGTCAAATTCAAGTACGGGGGAAATTACTGCAATGTTGAGCGCGGTATCACCTTTGATGATTATTCGGCGTATGACAGTCCAGCCGGTGTGCGGTCCTCACCCCTTATTAAATGGGATATTCGCAACACTGGCACAATCGAACAGCTTGAAGCATGGCCTATTCCAAATGATGCGGGAACCCTTCATTTTTTTGGTACGAAAAAGCTGAACGCGCTGGTTGATGATGCCGATCGTTTTGATCTTGATGATCGTCTGGTTGTTCTGTTCACGGCGGCTGAAATTTTGGCGAAGCAAAAATCGCCGGACGCAAAAAATAAACTCGAACTGGCGAACACACGGTTGCTCAAGCTGCGCGGCAATTCGTCAAACGGTAAAACTGTGCAAGTTGGCCTTGGTAGCAGGAACCGCAGTTCGCATAGCGGTAAAACAGTCATCGTTGTGAGGTAAGTTCGGTGCCTTATGTTCAGGTACAAGACATCCGGCTCGGAATGGACCGCAAACGCAAACAGCGCGTTGTCGGTGAATTAGGCACGGCCTGGACGATCAAAAACGGACACCTTACACGAGGCGGCGATATCGACCGCAGAAAAACATTCGTCAAACAATCTGGTTCATTTCCCGCATCCACCAAAGGTCTATATGCGATCAACGAAACGCTTTACACGACCGGTTATGATGCTGCGCAAGCTGGCAACGTCCCGCCAGGGGTGACACACCTTCTCACCCAGCATCCGACACCCGCAACGCCGATCAGAAAATCGCTTGACGGAAAAGGTTTCGACGGAACGCTTTATTCCATCATCGAATTCACGGATGGAAATATTTATCACTACTATGGTGCGAACCGCGTCACCGATTGGGACACCCTTTCAGCCAGTATCGGTACGAATAATGCGCTTGCGGCGGCCCTTGCTGCCGCTATCGACCAGTCCGGCGCAGTCAGCGCGTCGAATGCCGGTCCCATTATCACGATCACATCTTCAGTCGCAGG